ATCCAGACAATGCTTATTGCGATATATATGAATATTATAATATTGATACCGGTGAAATGTGCGTGTTTTCTGATTCAGGTGGTGACAAGTTTTTAATTAAACCAATTAAGATGCCATACGAGTTTGGTCACCCTTTCTTTATGTTGCGTAACTATGAGGTTCCTGGATTCTTTTATCCAATGGGCGAACTAGAAGCAATTGAGCCATTGCAGTACGAATTAAATGAAACCCGTACGCAGATGATGTTACATAGAAAGCGTTATAGCCGTAAGTGGTTGTTCCAAGAATCAGCATTTGATGATGATGGTAGACAGGCTTTAGCATCTGATGAGGATAACGTTATCGTTCCAGTTAAATCTGGTGAGAACTTAAATAACGTTGTTGTTCCAATGCCGGCGTTAATTAACCCACCTGAATTTTATAATCAGTCTTCGTTGATTACTAACGACATTGACCGTGTATCTGGTGTGTCTGAATACCAGCGTGGTTCTATCCCAGAGACTACTCGTACCGCCCGCGAAGCATCAATTATTGCTGAAGCTGGTAATGCTAGAGTAGCTGAGAAACTTGTAGCTATCGAAAATGCTATAGCTCAATGTGCTTCTAATCTTATAATGCTAGCCCAACAGTTTATGACGGGTGAGATGACAGTAAGAATATTGGGCACAGAATCTGCACCTGTATGGCTGACATTTGATAAAGATTATATTAATGGTGAGTTTGACTATACTGTTGAGGCTGGTTCTACAGCTCCACGCAATGAAGCTTTCCGTAGAGACATGGCTTTACAGATGGTTTCGGCAATGCAACCATTTGCTCAAGCTGGTCTTGTTAACTTACCTAAATTAGCAGAATACGTACTTGGTATAGGGTTTGGTGTTAAGGACCCATCTTCTTTCTTACAAGAACCACCAGCACCTGAAGCTCCACCACAGGGTCCACCACCAGGCATGGAAGGTATGCCACCAGGTATGCCACCAGAGATGATGGAAGGTATGCCACCAGAATTGCCACCAGGTTTAATATCAGGAGGACCGATTCAAGGTCCAGGCGGACAACCAGGAGAAGGCGCCCTTCCAGGCAGCATTCAAAGTCTTCCGCCAGAGATAATTCAAGCACTATTAGGTGGTCAGTAACACTTCATGTAATACTTTTCCTTAGTAGTAGGAACATTGTATATAAATAAAAATAGGAACAACCAAAGAAGGATAGGATTCCATAATGACAGATAATAATATTGCTAACCCTGAAAACGTAATTGACCCCATTGCAGATGGACAAGTTGATGAAGTGACAGAGGTCATAGCAGAAACTCCAGAACAAGAACAAGAATTATTCGACTATACAGAGATTGCTGACAAAGTCATCAAGCTCCAAGTAGATGGCGAAGACGTTGTTGTTCCCGTTAAGGAGGCTCTAGCTGGGTACCAACGTCAAGCGGATTATACCCGTAAGACCCAAGAACTCAGCGAACAAAGAAAACAAGTTCAGTATGCTAGTGCATTAGCAGAAGCTCTGCAAAATGACCCAGCTGCTACCTTGCAGTTGCTGCAACAGCAATACGGTGTAGTTACAAAACCTGAAGAGGATGAGTATCTAGACCCAGCTGAAAAGCAAATGCAACAGTTAGAGCAACGCATTGCAGCTTTCGAGCAATCTAAAGCTATAGATGAGTTAACTAGGACTATTGATTCTTTGCTAAGCAAGTACGGTGATGATTTTAACGCTGATGAAGTCGTAGCCAAAGCACTAGCGTCTGGTTCAACAGATTTGGAAGCAGTCTTTAAACAGATTACTTTTGATAAAGTTTATTCTACAGCCTCTGAGGCAAAGAAGAAACTAGTTGAAGACCAGTCTAGGGTTGAGGCCAAACGTTCAGCATCAGTGGTTTCTGGTGGCTCTGCCAACAAAAATTCAGTCGCACCCAAAGCTGCTAAACCAACGTCAGTTTTTGAGGCTTTTGAACAAGCTAAGAAGACGTTAAATTATTAACCAAACAACAACAACAAACAGGAGATATTAACATGGCCGGCAATCCCGACTTTAATTCACTGTTGTCAACTACGCTGCAGAACTATCAGCCGACGTTAGTCGACAACATTTTCAAGGACCTAGTCCTTCTTAACCACCTCAATGAGCGCGGACGTGTCCGTGTTGAAGAGGGCGGCACCCAAATCATCGAACCATTGATGTACGCTGTCAACGATACTGTTGCAACATACTCAGGGTACGATGCAATTGACCTTACTCCACAAGAGGGCATCACAGCCGCAGAATACGACTGGAAGCAGATGGCTGCTTCTATCGCAATTAGCGGTATCGAAGAAGCCAAGAACCGTGGCACCGAGGCAATCATCAAACTACTGAATGCTAAAATTATGCAAGCTGAAATGTCGTTGAAGACTACGCTTAACACGCAACTCTTCGGTACACCAAGCACCAGCAGCTTCAGACTTTAACGGTCTTGGCAACATTATTGGTTCACAGAACAACACAGTCGGTGGCATTGATGCAACAACCAACTCGTTCTGGAATCCAACCCAGGCAACAAACATGGGTGCAACGCTTGCGCTTACAAACATGGCTGATGTCTACAACCGTGCTTCAAAAGGCTCTGATGTTCCTGACTTAATCATCACGAACACTAGCTTGTTTGAAAAGTACGAGTCACTGTTGACAAACCAAGTCCGTTATCAAGACGTTGCAAAAGCTAACTCAGGTTTCCAAAACCTGATGTTCAAGCAGACACCAATTGTGTTTGACTTGCAACTTGCAGTTGATACATCCGATGCGCCAATGTACTTCCTTAACACGAAGTACCTCAAGCTCACCGGCTTGAATGGCTATTGGTTCAAGACCACAGACTTCATGAACGGCACTGTAGCTGGCGTAGACGCCCGTTACGCCCTCGTGTTGGCCTACGGTCAGTTAACCTGCAGCAACCGTAACCGTCAAGGTTTCATGACTGCTGACGCATAAATAAAGCAAAAGATGTAGTTGGTGCTGGGAGTTTAAAGGCTGTTTCCTTCGGCAGCTCTCCCAGTGCCGGCTATTAATAATAAATAAACAAACAAATTCTAATTAATAAAAACATTAGTTAGGTATCTGCCGAAAGGCAAGGAGACATACAACTATGGCAACAAATAATAAATTCATTGTGGAGCGTACTAACGTACTCGCCGCAGACGTAACATTGGGCGTAGCATACGCAGCAGTTGACACTAACGACTTTGGCTGGTTTGGCAAAGCGGGAGACACTTACGAGTTTGCAGCTCGTGTAGCTTACTCAGCAGTGGCAGCAACTGACGGTGCAGCGTTTTCAATCACAGCAAGCGCAACTCCAACAAATGTTGCATTCGTTTCAGAATACAACACAGATGCAACCACAGTCGTTCGTACGGCTGGTGTAGCAATTGACACTCCAGACCACGGTACTGCTTCGGTAATAAGTACTACTGGTTTGAACCAAGCATTTGTTTATGGTGTAATTACGCCATCAGCAGATGGATTCATTGGAGTTAGTGGCATTGCAGAAAACGCATCAACAATTATTGCAAAGGGTACACTCTCAACTTTGACCTGGAAGCGCATATTTGTTGGCGACAACGAATAATAATTGCAAGTAGATACATGCCGCCCGGGGGAAGGACCCTTGGCGGCATCTTCTAATTAAGGTACTATTCATGAAAGAAGGAAAATAATATGAATAAACAAACACAAGGCGTAGGACAAGGATTAGCCGGCACGGAACCATACGGTTCTGTAGAGGGCGCACGTTTAATTGGAAACGCACGAGCAGACTATCATGCCGGAGCTGTAGTAGGTTCAGTAGAGATTGCACCACCATCAGGCGTTGCTTACGGAAACGTGCACTACAAAAATGGTTTATGCCAAGCAACAAATTCAAAAGAAGAAGAATGCAAAGCGCCAAAAGCTAAAGGCACAGATTACTGTATTGGGCATTTAAGAAGAATGAATGCTATTGGCGAAAACAAGGACGCAGCCTTAGACCCTAAAGAATAAGGAGATTTAAATGGCTATACCATTTCAAAATGAAAACTTAACACTTGCACAAATGCGTTCGTTTGTTGGTCAATTGTCTGACTTAGATATTGGTCCTGATGCTAATGACGATATTTCAACTGACCTTGTTAACGGTTTTATTAAAGAGGGCTTTCAAAAGATTGTAGCGTTAAGCCAACGTTATCCTTATTATCAGGCTACATATTTGCTTTTTACAGTTGTTGATGACCACACCTATACGTCTTTTTCTAGACAAAATCCAACTCCAGTTACAAACGTTACAATTGATACAATACAACAAATAATATCAGTAATAAATAATACTAATGGTGGCAACTCTTTAATCTATATTGACCAAGCAAGAGCAGAATCTATTTGGGTTGGAACTTCTGACCAAGCAGGAATACCTGCATACTTTTCTATTTGGGGCAGTGAATTAAATCTTTGGCCAAAGCCAGACCAAGTTTATAATGTAACTCTTCGTGGATTTCGTAAACCGCTTTTAACTTGGTTTAGCGATGAGAATACATCAATAGATATTGACCCACAAATGCAGTTGCCATTAATTAACTATGTTATGGCTCGCATCTTCCAATTCCAAGAAGACCCAGAGATGGCTAATGAGTATATGCGCGGCTTTGAAAAAGCAGTTGCAATCATTCAAGGTCAACTCACTGCTCCATCGAGCAACCGTCAACTTATTATGTCGGGTGGTTTACAACTTCAAGCATATGATTTTGCACCATTTGAAGTGGGCATGAAAGTATTGCCGGGTAGCCCATACCCACTTGGGGTAGCATTCTAAGATGGCACAAATTGTCTTTGACCAAAAAAGAGATTTTACTGGCGGATTAAACTTTCGCGCAGACCAGTTTCAATTAAAAGACAATGAATCTCCTTTTATATTAAACGTTGATGTAGACCCACGTGGTGGTGTATTTACACGTCCTGGCTACAAGAAAAAACACGCAACTGCTGTAACTGCAACAGGTTGGAATCCTAAAGGGTTATTTAATTATAAGGATGTATCTTCACCAAGAATTATGTTAACCACTGGTTTTCAAACTTCTGGTTCAGTAGATGGTACAGTGCAGTCTTCTACTGGTTCTAATTTTAGCGTATTAAACTTTGGCGTTAGTACACCAATATTAGTTAAGTCTACCAATGGTGCCAGCATTACACAATATCTTGATACTTTGTATCTTGCAATTGGCAAAGATGCATCACAAATGTATAAATGGAATAGTGACAATGTTTACGCAAGTGCCTTAACTGCATCTGGTCCAACATGGCAAGCATATCAAAATCCAGTTGGTGGCTTTATGCCGCGCGCAGAACTTGCAAGAGCTCATGCTAATAAATTATTTGTAGCTAACACAAAAGAATTAAACAATGATGCTACTCCAACGGTAGAAGATTTTCCTAACAGACTTCGTTGGTCTCATGAAAGCAGTCCAGAGAACTGGTATCAAGATGACTACATTGACATTGTTGCTGGTGGAGAAGGCATTACTGGGTTAGCAATAGTTGATGGTCAGCTATTAATATTTAAACCTGAAGCAGTATATCTGTTGATGGGCTACGATGCTGATTCATTTCAGCTTGTAGAACTGTCAACAAACGTAGGAATTAAATATCCGCAACACGTAGTAGAGGGTTCTAGTGGAGCTTACTTTTTTAGTTATCCGCAGGGTATAATGTTTTATGACCGCAATGGTATACGCGATTTGTTTGACCGCTTAAAACCAATTATAGATACCAATAGAATCAATGCACAAAAGTTAAATGTTTTAACATTGTCTTATGTTAATGATAGATTATGGATGTCAGCTCCTTTTGATATTAACAATACTGGTACTGCAGTTGATTATTCTAATATGAATTTTGTGTATGACCCATCAATTGGCCAAAGAGGCGCATTCACAATGTATCAATCAGCAGTGTATGCTAATGCCGCAACACCTGCAGATATAACACCCTTTGGTTTAGTGTCGGGAATAGATTGGACTGATTCTACTGGTGAGATATATCATTTATTAATTAATCCAAATAGTAGTTTCAAACCTGGTGTACCGTTAACCGTTACACCTACT